CGCACCAAGCAGAACCTGTATCTGGTAGACCCCGAAGATGATAACAGGAGCTATTTGATATGAACCGCAAAGAGGTCCTCGAGAAGGCAGAGAGCCTAGTCAACGGCCCACGGGCCCAAGATTATGGTGATGCCTACGACAACCATGAGCGCATAGCCAACATGTGGTCCGTGCTGCTCGGCACAAACGTAACTGTGTCACAGGTATATCAGTGTATGGTTGCGGTAAAATTAGCGCGGCTTATAGTGACGCCAGACCACGAAGATAGCTGGGTAGATATCTGCGGCTACGGCGCACTAGGAGGAGAAGGCAATGGCCTTACAGATGGCGATGTTCGCACCAAAGAGTGAGTGGGTTCCACCCGCTGAGCTGCCAAACATCTTCGACGCCAAGCAGATCGCTATCGACGTTGAGACCAGAGACCCCAACATCAAGTCCAATGGCCCCGGCTGGCCGACCGGCGACGGGGAGGTGGTGGGCTATGCCGTAGCAGTTGACGGCTGGTCAGGTTACATACCTATCCGCCACCTTGGCGGCGGTAACCTCGACGAGCGCATCGTTAACAAATGGCTCAAGAAAGTATTCGAGTCCCCCGCCGACAAGATCATGCACAACGCCCAGTACGACGCCGGCTGGATTAAGCAGATGGGTTTCACCATCAACGGGCGCATCATCGACACCATGCTGATCGCATCCCTGCTAGACGAGAACCGGTTCAGCTACAGCCTCAACGCCCTATCCTACGACCTGCTGGGTGAGGTAAAGCAGGAGCGCACACTACAGGACGCGGCCCGCGAGTTTGGGCTCGATCCAAAAGCAGAGATGTGGAAGATGCCCGCCATGTATGTCGGGCCCTACGCACAAGTAGATGCAGAGCTGACACTCAAGCTCTGGAACTACCTGTCTGCACAACTGACCCAAGAGCAGCTCTGGCCGATTGCCAACCTCGAGCTCAAGCTCCTGCCCTGTCTGGTGGACATGACATGGCGCGGCGTCCGCGTGGACCAAGATCGTGTAGAGCGCACCCGCAACCACCTGATCAAGGAAGAGAAGGCCACGCTTGCCAAGATCAAGCACGTAGCCGGCCAAGATGTGGAGCTGTGGGCCGCAGCATCGATTGCGAAAGCCTTTGATAAGCTTAGCATCCCCTACCCGCGCACCGAGAAGAACGCCCCGTCCTTCACCAAGTCGTTTCTAGCCGACCACCCGCATGAGCTCGCACAACTAATCGTCCGGGCCCGCAACCTGAACAAGACCAGCGGCACCTTCATCAACACCATTATGAAGCACTGCCACGCAGATGGACGCATCCACGGGCATATCAACCAGATCAGATCGGATGACGGCGGCACCGTTTCGGGCCGTATATCCATGTCCAACCCCAACCTGCAACAAATCCCGGCCCGCGACCCTGAGCTCGGACCCATGATACGCAGCCTGTTCCTGCCAGAAGAAGGCGAGCAGTGGGCGGCGATTGATTTCTCGCAGCAGGAACCGCGGATCTTGGTCCACTATGCTTACGTATATGGCCGGTCCCGTGGTCAACAGATGGCAGGAGTCGAGGAGTTCGTCACCGCTTACCGCGAGGACCCGGACATGGACTTCCACACCATGGTGGCAGAGATGGCTAACATCCCGCGCAAGCAGGCCAAGACAATCAATCTGGGCATGATGTACGGCATGGGAGTCAACAAGCTGTCCGACCAGCTCGACATCGATGTAGATGAAGCCAAAGGGCTAGTCGGTCAGTATCACGACCGCGTCCCATTTGTTAAAGGACTAATGAACGGTGTAATGAACAGCCTCAACAGCCGGGGCTCGAGCGGCTCTGTCCGCTCTATATTGGGCCGCAAGTGCCGATTCAATCTCTGGGAGCCCGCGACCTTTGCCATGCACAAGGCGCTGCCGTACCAAGATGCTCTCAAAGAGTACGGTGAGACCACCCGGCTGAAGCGGGCATACACCTACAAAGCGCTCAACCGGCTCATCCAAGCGTCGGCTGCGGACATGACCAAGCAGGCCATGGTAAATATTTATGAACAGGGACGCCTGCCTCTGGTGCAAATCCACGATGAAATCGCGATGTCTGTGAAAAATCGTGAAGATGCAAATGCTATTGCTGAAATTATGGAAAATGCTGTACCGTTGGAAGTACCAAGTAAATGCGACGTTGAGATCGGCCCAAGCTGGGGCGAAGCAAGCTGAGCTTTTTCATGGTTTTCCTCCCTAAACTGGCCCTGAGCTTCGCTTGGGGCCTTTTTTCTCTTGTATCTCTGCCACTTGTCCTATATATTCCCTTACAACACGTGTCAAAGAGGTATAAATGGACACCACGAAGTGGAAATCTGTGCTCGTACCCATCGAGGTGTACGAACAGATTCGCAAGATAGCCCGCCTAGAAGGACGAACCATCAGTGGTCAGCTCCGGATCATGTGGGATATCTATAAAAAACACCAATCCTGACGACTGAATAAAATGTGTCAATTCAGTTGACATCTTTTTTTAGCCGTAGTATGGGATAACTTCTATCAACTCTTATACGGGAGACCTGAATGTCTTACTTGGAACAACTTTTCGACGCCATCAACGACATGGCTAACGATTTCGACAACGCTCCGCCCAACAGTGTCAAAGCTGTCGTCGCTCTGTCCGTGCTTTGTCAGATCGAGATCGACAATCTCACGGCTAAGAAGACCCTCGGCGAGCACAAGCCGCTCATGCAAAACCCCGAAGAAATGGCGAAAGCTCTTGAGCCCGTCATGAAGGTCAAAGCGAATGTGGCGAAAAAAAGAAAGTATAAGCGCAAAGTGTGTTTATACTCGGGAGAGCCCCTGACCGGGAAGCAGACCAAGTTTGCGTCACCGGAATACGCTAAGGCGTATTACAGGAAGCATAACCGGGACAAGATCAACGCCTACCAGCGGAAGTGGCAACAAAAGAAGAAGAAAGATGCTTGATGCAGCTTTAGTCTGTCTCGCTACGGCGGTCTACTTTGAGTCCAGAGGCGAGCCCTTCGTCGGACAGTCCGCCGTAGCCCACGTTGTGTTGAACCGGGTGGAAGACACCCGGTTCCCCAACGACATCTGCTCCGTCGTGAAGCAGGGCCCCACCTATTCTTGGAAAACAAACTTTCCGATCCGGAACATGTGCCAGTTCAGCTACTACTGCGACGGCAAATCCGACAAACCAACCGAAAAGAAAGCATGGGAGACCGCGGTCCTCGCAGCTTACGGGGCGATGACTGATCGCACTTACGATCCTACCGACGGCGCAACTCACTATCATGCGGACTATGTCAACCCGTCATGGGCAGCAGTCAAATACAGGACTGTCCGCATCAACGATCACATATTCTATAGGTGGGAAAATGATTGAGAAAAAATGCGACGATTGCGGGGAAAAAGCGCTTACGTGGTCTGGCCGCTGGTACTATTGCTTTGAGTGCTGGATGAAGCGCTACGGCCCAGCAGCAAGAAGGAGCGGAAATGAAAACGTGTCCAGAGTGCGGCGGAGCCGGTGAGTGTGAATACGAGGTAGAAGTCCCCGCGCCCATGGCGTGGAACGGCGGCTGGCTTGAGGGACGCATCATGGAATGTCAACTATGTGACGGAACAGGAGAAGTAAATGATTGTGAGGACCAAGAATAGAGAGCTCCAGTATCCCTCCATCGGGGATCCGGGCGTCATCCAGAAACGGCTGGACGCGGGCCGCTGCCCAAAGTGCGATACCCAGCTCACAGAGCCCACGCGCTGCGGCTCTTGCAACCTGCAACTGCCTGACCAGTTAGCTCTTAAAAAGTCCTTGTCTTTCCCATAAGATCGCGTATGTTGGGAGCGTTCCCGTAGTTGGGCCCCGGAGAGAAATCTCCGGGGCTTTTCTTTTTGTGTTGACTATGTATGCGACAAGTCTTATATACGGGTTACACCAACTAGGGAGAACCGAATGATTGATTTCGATACCGAAGAGCTTGAGACGATTTGGCAGGGCATGAACGCCCTGAAGAAAAGCCTGCCAGACACAGACCCGGTTTGGAAAGAGGCGGGCCGCGTCCAGCGGATGATCAAGCGGGAGCAAGAAGACCCTCGGGTGTTTACGCTGCCGCCGATTGTCGTCGATCTGGTGAACCGGGTGAGCGGCATTGCCAGCATCGTCGGCGACGTTACCGCCATTGGTGGCGATGCGCGGATCATGGCTTGGGCAGGAAAGAGTGACTATTGGCTGTGGCTTGTGTTGGACGACGAAAAGCAGTTTCGTGTCCTGATCGATGTCGAGGAAGCGCCGGATGATAAGCTGTATAATATCGTCGGCTATTGTAACTTTCACAACATACAGCACGAATTTGCTGGGGAAGACCATCGAGATGAGCTCGGTGTGATCGGGAGAGACTACGATGCGTAAGAAGGAAGAGCTGTTCGATATCGTCCGCGGCATGGAGTATACTGATGCCGTGGCCGCAGTCTCCAGCGCGATCAACGCGCAAACGTCCACCATTGCAGCTAAAGGCGACTATAGCCGTGAGGCCGTCGAAGCAGCAGAAAAGCTGCTTGCGGCGTGGATAAGGGTTCAACGCGGATGAGCGACGAAGATCTCGAAAAGCAGTTCGACTACGCAGGCAATGAAATGAACGCCCTGCTTGACGAAATGGAAGCCGACGGGTTCAACACCGGCGCGGTACTGGGCGGAGCTCTCACAGCTCTCCTGTTCCGGCTCGTGGTCCAGAGCCCTAACGGCAGCACCGCTATCGGTATGCTGTCTTCAGCTATGCACCAAGCAGCAACCATTGCCCGTGCATATGATGAGGAAGAGGAGA